CGCCGCGAGCTCCTGGATGCCCGGCACCGTGCCGCCCGGGCTGTCGACGTCGTAGACGATCGTGCCGATGCCCTCGGCGACGACGCGATCGATCTGCGACGCGATGCGCTCGCAGGAGGTGCCGCCGCTCGTGTCTTCCATGCCGGAGATCCGATGGGCGATGACGCCGCGGATCGGAATCACGGCGACGGCGCCGCGACTCGTGGGCCCCTGGCGCGCGGCCGCGGCGTCGCCGATGCGCGCCTCGATCTCGGCGTCGGTGAACGCCTTGCCGGCCGCGCGAAACGCCAGCACGGCGAGGACTTCCGCGAGTTTGGACGGGTGGATCGCCCAGAGCGTGTTGGCGACGTAGGACGCGACGCGTTCATATTTCATGAGGGCACCTGTGCAGGGTCGGGTAACGCCATCGCAAATTCGAGCTTCATGGTGGTCGGATTGAGCGCCACGTTCCAGACGCGCTGACACCCGGGACACGGCGCGCTGACGCTCTGCACGATCGTGACGGTCGTGTCGCCGCCCTCGGCGCCGCAGTTGCATTTCAGCACCGCCGTCACGGGCACCAGGATGGACAGCAGCGTGAAGGGCTGCCCGACGATTGGCGTGCTCGTCGATGCAGGAAACGGTAAAGGCTTGTTGCCGTTCTCGCTCATGCGGCCTCCGTGGTGAGGAGCAGCCACTCCTCGTCATCGCGCTGGATCCCTGGTCGTTCGTCGTGGACCAACTCCGCGGGAGACCCGGTGAGCTGAAACTGGCCGGTGGCGCCGCGCAGCCGGTAGACCAGGGGCCGCGGCGCGCGGGCCGTCAGCCACTCGGCGTTGCGTCGTGGCCCCGCCCGGCCGCGGTCAGACGGGAGGCTGACGGCGCCGGCGCTCGGTGCGAGGTAGAAGTAGTAGAGGAGCGTCGCGAGCTGCATCGCTAGTACTCGTATCCGATCAGGGTGAGATCGAAGGTCACGACCGTCACGCCGGTCACCCACTGCGGATGGGTGATGGTCAGGCCGAAGGTATTCGTCCCGCCGTTCGACGCGATCTCGAAGCCGTCCGGGATCAGCGTCACCGGGAACAAGACGCTGTTGGTCAACGTGACCGGCACGTTGACCATGGTGTGCACCTGCAACGGCGAGGACGCGGTGGTCGCGCCCGCCACGGCCGCGCGCAGGTTGATCGTGACGTTGGTGGACGCCGAGCCGGTACTGTGTCGAGCCGACGCACTGATCGCCTGGATCCGGAAGGTCTTCCCGGTCGTGATCGCGCACGAGCTGCAGGTGCCCGTCGCGGCGAGCCCGATGCTGCGGGTCAGGGTGATCAGGGTTTCGGCCGTCGCCGTCGATGCGACCGAGGCCGTGATCATGATGCTGACCCGGCCCGCGTCCTTCAGATCCTGCGTGGTGACACCCGTCGCGCCTTGCGTGCCCTTGGTCAGGGTGAGCTGCGCGACCGTCGCGTTCAGGTTCGCCGCGGTCGTCTGTCGGACGAACACGTCGCCGTCTGCGGCCTTGACGTCGAGCTTCCCGACCGTCGTCGGGGCCGTCCCGGCAATGGTCGTGAGGTCGTGTTTGAGGTTCTGCGCGGCCGTGAACTGCATCGTCGCCGTCTGGCCGGTCGTGAGCGTGGCGGGCGTGGTCGTGAAGATGCCGCCGACCGGCACCGGGTTCGCCGTGGCCGCGACGGCGTTGGCGACGTTGCCGCCGACCGCCTGGATCCCGGCGACGCCGCCGGTGACGGTGGGCGTGCCCGCGATCTGCGCGACGTTGACCGACTGGTTGGCGGTCAGGGAGCCGATGGTCGCGGCGCCGGTCGCCAGGATGATCGAGCTGTCGTTGCTGACGGTGACCCGCGGAATGCCCGCGCCACCGGCGCCCGCCCCCGTGGAGACGTTCGTCCCTCCGAACTGGGTGGTGTTGAAGCCAGCGCCCGAGATCGCGTTGTCGATCAGTTCCACCGCCGTCTTCACCGATCCGAGGGTCGTCTCGGTGGCGAACCCGGTGATCGCCGCGGGCGGGGTCAAGGTGGTGATCTGGGCGGCGGTCAGGACGACCGGCGTCGACGCCGCCGCGAGCGCCTGCCCTTGCGCGGGAATGCGCGCCGTCGCCGTGTCGATCGCGGCGAGATGCCCGGCTTCGAGCGCGAAGCCCGCGATCGCCGCCGGCGGCGTGAGCGTCGTCACTTGCGCCGCGGTGAGGACCACAGGGAGCGAGGCGGCGGCCAACGCCTGCCCCTGCGACGGGATCTTCGCGGTCGACGTGTCGATGGTTGCCAGGTGGCCGGCTTCGAGCGCGAGCGCCGAGGTATTGAGGTTGGTGCCGGCGTTGGCGGTCACCGTCCCGCTGATCGGTTGGGTGGCCTGCCAGAAGGTCCCGCTCACCGGCTGGGTCACGGCGGACCCGTCGACCTTCCAGGCGGTGGTGTTCGCCGTATTGCCTGGTTGGACTGTCCAAGTACCACCCTGATTGGCGGTTACGGTGCCGCTCACTGGCTGCGTCGCCTGCCAGAACGTCCCGCTGACGGGTTGGGTCGCCTGGAAGAAGGTCCCCGAGACCGGGACCGCGCTCGCGCGCAGCTGCCCATCGGTGAGCGGCAGGATCTCCACCCCCGCCGCATCCCGAAGGTTCACATGGACCGCCCGGTAGGGGGTCATCCGCAGCGCCGCGGCCACGCCGCTGCTCAGCGCAACCATCGTCGTCTCGTAGGTCCCGCCGACCGGTGCGAACACGGTCGTCCCGAGGGTGAAGGTCGAAGTGTCCACCTGGCCCGGGCCGGTCGTGCCGCTGCAGTTGGTGCAGGTGACGGCCCACGGCCGCACGCCGGGTGCCCCTTGTGCGACCGTCTGACCGGTGACGCGCGTCGGCAGCAGCAGCAGGAGCGTGAGGACGATGGCCCGCTTCACAGGTAGCCCCAGATCTGCCCGAGCACGCCGACGCCGCTCGCGCTCCATTTCACGCCGGCCGCGGGCCGGAACGGCCACTCGTACGGTTGCTCGCCGCCAGGTGGGATCTCCAACTGCGCGAGGATCCCGCCGGCGGTGTCGGTGATCGTGACGATGAGCGCGGCGACGCTCGGGTTGGTGAAGTGCGCGCCGAGGAGCCAGGCGGCCGCGGCCGTGACGACCGCGGGCGCCGCCGGCACGGCGACGCCGGGTCCCGTATCGAAATTCGGCGCGATGACGGACGTGAAGGGCCAACTCATGTCTGGCTCAGCACGCCCTCTGCGGCATCGAGCTCGACGAGGAAGACCTGGCCGAGGCGCAGCGTAATCGCCGCCACGTAGGCAAACCAGCCGATCAGCGGCTCCCCTGCCGCGGTCGCGTTGTACAACACCGCGTGCTGGAGCGGACCCATCGACCCGCCGCTGGCGACCCACGGCGCCGGGTTCTGCAACGTCAGGGTGTAGACCCCGGCCGTCTGCCCGCTGCGTAGGAGCGCCGCCACATGGCCGCCCGGCGTGTAGCCGTGGCCCGACGCGATCTCGGCCAGATCGGCGCGCACCGTGTCCGTGCGGACCGGCGCGCGATCGGTCAACAGCACCTTCAGCACGTCGACGTGCAGCCGATGGACGCCGTGCGCCAGGTCGGCGACGAACTGATCGAATTTGTGGAACGGGACCTGCACCCGGCTACTCCCGCACGATCGGCACGTCGCGCGTGCGCGTCGTCTGGATCAACTTGTCCCGATCGCGCTCGACCGTCTGCACGCGTTCGACCGCGATCGGCGGCGGCAGCGTGATGGCCACCGCGCCCGGATCGATGTGGACGTCGCCGGCGTGGACCTCGACGCGTGCCGGTTCCGCCGCGGCGATGTCGACCCGCACCGCGCCGTCGGCGATCGTCACCGGCACATGCACGTCCGGCGACGGGCGCTCGATCGCGGCCTTCAAGAGGCCAGGCAAGGGATCAGGGATCGGGGTATCGAGCGCCAGGTGCGCCAGGTAGTCCGCCGTCCACGTCTCGGTGACCGCGAGCCCCTCGCGCAGCTCGGCCCGCTGCAGCGCGACGTACGCCTGCGCCGTGGGCGCGTCGAGCCGCATCGTCTGCATGACGAGCACGTGATGATCGCCGTAGAACGCGTCGACCCACGCCGCCCAGCGCGCGGGGGACGCCGCGAGCCGCACCGCCGCTTTTTGCGCGGCCTGGATTTCTTTGCGGAGGACGCGGGCCGCGGACTCGGTCACGATCGCGCGCGCGCGGGTTTCGGCCTCAGGCATGGCCGCGACGGGCGCGGGCCGCGTCTTCGGCGGCGGCGGCAGTGGCGGATCCTCCTCGACGGCCGGATCGGTGACGGCCGGCTTGCCGGTAATGTTCTGGGGCTCGCGGAGCTCGTCGGCTTTCCCGCCGCGCTTGTTCAGGTCTTCGACGCCGCGCACTTCGTCGACCGTCACGATGCCGGCGTTGACGGCCGCGACGTGCGCGGTCCAGCGGGCCTGGAGATCGGCGCGGTTGATCGCATTGCGGGTGAACCGCGCGAAGTACTTCTTCGGCGCCAGAATGAGTTGCGAGTTCGTCCCGAATTCAAAGAGCGACAGCCACCCGCCCATGCCGATCGTGAGGAACGACTGCCAGAACTGCTCGGCGTTCCCGAACGAGGGGTCGCTGTTCTCGAGCATCTGCCGCGGCACCCCGAGCCAGCGCGCCTGGTCGTCCACCGAGAACTTTCGGCTCAGGAGCATCTGGAAGTCTTCGGGCGACAGCGTCGACTCCTTGAACGACGAGCCCTGCTCGAGGACCTTCGGCAGCCGCCAGTCGCCGGCCGCCGTGATAAACGACCGCGCCATCCGCTTGGAGGCCTCGTCGTCCAGCTGCCCGGGATTCTCGATCACGCCGCCGTTCAGCGTTCCGCGCCCGAAGGTCGCCGCGGCAAAACTCTCGGTGGCCAGCGCGATCCCTAGGCTCGATCGCGCGTGCTCGAGGATGCCTTTCCCGCTCGGGGTGTGCAGGTGAAAGATGTCGTCCTGCGTGAACGTGTTCGTCCGGCCCGTCTGCGCGTCCCGGATGTCATAGAGCATCCGCCCCGGAATCGCGGCGCCGTTGGCGAGCCGGACGACCTGCTGCTTCGGCGTCACGAGCGTCGGCTCGATCGGCACGAGCTGATGGGCAAACCCGCGCGCGCCCGGCACGATCCAATCGTAGGCATGGCCGTGGTCGATGAGGTGCCCCATCTTCTCGCACCGCCACTGAAACGAATCTTGCGCGTCGTTCGGCTGATCGTGGAGGACGTCGTAGAGCGGATGGTCGAGCGCCGGCTCGGCCCCGCCGTCATTCGGCAAGCGGGTGTACACCGGAAACGGCAGCATCGCGAGCACGATCTGGAGAATCAGCCGTCCCCGAAACCAGGCCGAGAGTTTCTGGGCGCCATCCTCGTCGACGCGCAGGCCGGCCGGCGTCATCACGCCCGCGGCGGCCGGCTGATACCAAAACGGATCGGCCGGGCCCGGCGTGCTCGCCTGCAGGTCGACGCCGAAGAGGCGGCCCAGAATATCCATCAGCGCGGCCTCCCGCGCTCGAGGTACGTGCGCCGCAGGTAGGGCCAGGCGCCGATCGCCAGCAGGATCGCGCCGGCGACGATGTTGGCGGCCGCCGGCGAGAGCGCGTGCAGGCCGACATAGAGCCAGATCGCGCCGACGAGGAACAGGAGGCCGTGGACGTTGTCGGCCAGGGCACTGATCGCGCGCGAGAGATCGTTACTCCCCAAGGGTGCGGACTCCTCTCGTCTGGTACACCGAGCGCTGCGCCGCCGGCGTCTTCGTCATCTTCGCCAGCGCGTCGATGAGCGCCACGCCGCCGTCGATGCGCTTGCGCTGACTGAGCTTCACCGGCCGGATCTCGCGCCAGGCGTTCTCTTCCTTGCCCATGTTGCCCAGGCACATCGCCATGACGGGGTTCCCGTCGTGCGTCAGGTTGACGGTGATGATCACGGCCTCCATGAGCTTCGAGGGTTCGTTCAGGGCGCGGAAGCCCTGCGGGATCTCGTCGACGAGCTCCTCGCCGAAGTGGCGCTTCAGCTTCGAGACGACGCCGGCGGCGCCCGCCTGGTCGATGCCGATGCCGCGGATCCGGAACTGCACGGCGAGCGTGCTGATGATGAACTCGACGATCGCATCGTGGTCGATCAACGAGCCCGGCCAGGTCGTGAGATACCCGTCGCGCTTCCAATCCGGATACGGGATCTTGTCCTCGAGGGCGCGGCGGTGCAGGGTCTTCTCCGGCATCCAGAAGAACGCGAGCACGTCGATCGCGGACGTGATCGTCGCCGCCGCTCCCTCGACGACCGCCTGCCCGCCCTCCTCGAGCTCGCGCTCGAGCGATCGAGGGAAGATGCAGACGGCCGACGAGAGATCGATCTTGTCGCTGAGGTCGATGCCGACGAAGCATTCCCGGCCCACGAGCGACGCGCGGAAGATCTCCGGCGCCGCGGTCGTGACGCACGCCGCCCACTGCTCCGTCGTGATCCAGACCGTCGCCTGCTGCGTCCACTGGCAGAAGTTCAGGCGGCGGACCATGTTCCGCTGCGACGGGATCGCGATCGCCTCGCGGACCTGTTCGCGCAAGTACTCCCACGGCAGCGACACGCCCAGGTTCGGGTTCGCTTTTTCCCAGTGCGGGCCTTCGGTTTTCCAGTCGTCGCAGTCCGGGCAGTCGTCGGCCGGCTGCAGCTTCCCGGCGGCGTGGCAGCGCTCGCACGCGTCGAGCCCGCACACGAACGCGAACCAGGTCTCATTGACGAGGGTGCCTTCGAGAATCTGGCGCGAGTACTCGACGTATTCCCAGCACACGGTCTCGCGATCGAAGCCGGCATTGGTCGGAATCAGGATCAACGCATTCGGGCGGCCCTTGATGCCGGCGCGCAGCTTCACGACGACGATGGAGGTCGGATGTTCGTGGAGCTCGTCGACGCAGGCGCCCTGGACGCGCTTGCCGTCGAGGCCGCGCTTCTCCGCCGAGATCGGCCGGATGAACGACCCGGTGGTTTTGACCGCCAGGTTGTTGCCGGTGTGGGTGATGAGCGCCTGCAGCGCCGGCGACGCCTCGACCATCTTCACGCAGTCGGTGAACGCGATCTTGGCCTGGTCCTTCGTCACCGCCGCGCAGAAGAGCTGCGCGCCGCGGACGCCGCGCCGGACCAACATGAAGATCAGGACGCCGGCGAAGAGCGGCGTCTTCCCGCAGCCCTTCCCGCCCTGGAAAAACACGATCCGAAAGCGCTGCTGTACCCGACGCGCGCCGGTCTTATCGCTGATGCGAATCTGGAACCAGCCGAACATCGAGCCGATGATGAATTTCTGAAACGCGGTCAGCAGGAACGGCGATCCGCCCATCGGCATCACATCGGCCGCGGCTTCGACGTTCTCGTCGGCGTCGGTTTCTTCGGGGAGCACGAGCACCGTTTCAAAGAAATCGATCGCCTCTTCCGCCTCGGCGGGTCGCCACTCCAGGCCCTTCTCGGCCTGGCGCGCGAGGTCGTCGAGATGGCGTGCACAGGCGAGCCGGACGAGGCGACCCGCGACGATCGCGCCCGCGACCACCCGCGTCGCGTAGTCCGTAGCGGGATCGCGCATCACCGCGCCTCCGGTCGTAGGTGCGCCTTCGCCATCCGCCGCGCGAAGCGGTGATCGCGCGTGCCGTCCTCGTGCGTGGTGTATCCGCTGCCGCATCGGGCGCAGCACGGCTCGCCCTCGAGACTCTCGCGGTTCGGCGGGAACGCCGGCGGACGACGCGCGCTGATGGTGGTAATCACGCAGCGCCCCCGCCCCCACCCGAAGCCGAGTTGCCGACGTCCGTCGCGCGGCGGGTAAAGCGATCGAGCGGGTTCGTCGACGGCGCCTCCGCCGCGTACAGCGGCTTCCCGAGCGGGGCGAGAGCAAAGTCTTTCGTCCATGTGCTGATGCGCTGCATCAGGCCGCGATGATCGGGTCCGCCAGGCTCCGTCAACGCCAGCGCCCGCTCGCGTACGATCGCACGGCACAGCATCACGAAGACGGCGGTCGTCGCCGGCGTCAACGTGCGCGCCGTGAAGGCATGCGGCGCCAGGTCGTGCCACGCCGTCGTCGCCTCCAGACCGAGCACGGTCAGTTCGTCGACGCGCTCCTGCAGTCGTGCCCGGGCCTCGCCGTCGGCCGACGCGAGCGCCACGGTCAACGCCTCGAGGAGCGGGGGCCGCGCGAGGTCCGGCGGCGGATCGAACGTGGCCACCCCGGCGACGGCCGTCGAGGTCGAAAAGGGCACGACGACGCCTGACCTGGTGCCGCCGATCGCCAGCTCCAGATCGGAGATCTGCTTGCGCCCGGACCCGGTGCGCCGGCCGCCGCTGCCCCTACCACCCATCGGCGCCGTTTTGAAAACCCGAAACTTTTGAAAGCGAATTTTTTCGCGCGAGGGACCAGCGCGGTCTCCCGGGCGTCAGTCCATAGAGAGTGAGGGGGCCCTGGTGCGGGGATGTGGTGAGAGCGACAGCAACGTGTCCGCGTTGTTGTCGCTCGCTATCGTAACAGAAGGCCGTGACAGGGCGGGTCACGCGCGGATCTCCGCATCCGCCGCCTCTTCGACCTGGGTCTTGCGATCGTGGCAGCGTTTACACATCGACTGCCAGTTGCCGTGCTCGTCCCAGAACAGCGTCTGATCCCCACGGTGTGGAACAACGTGGTCGGTCAGCGTCGCCGGCGTCGTGCGTTGCATCTGATCGCAGAGGCTCATCACCGGCGCCTGATCATCGGGGCGCATCCCGCAGAGGGGGTACTGGAGACGGAAGGCCTTCGACGCGCGGTCCCAGCGCTTGGTGTAGCCGCGGCTGAACGCCGAGCGACGCGGCTCGCGCGGGAGCACGCTCGCCATCAGCGGAGGCCTCCGCCGACCAGGCCATTCAGCTGCACGCGGAGATCGGCCTCGAGGTACCGGATGGCGCGGCTCACGATGCCGCGCGCGATCGGGAGATCACAGAAGCCCAGGTGCAGGTCGAGGCGGCGAATCGCGTCCAGCGTGGCCAGCGGGTTCTGCCGCGGCGGCGCGAGCCCGAAGACATCGATCGGCAGCGCCCCCACTCTGTTCACGGGTTCCAGCATCCGTCTGAAGCGGGTGGCCTACACACGAGCCTGTGCGTCTAGTAGCACGCAGTCGTGTCTAGTTGTCTTAGGCTCTCGTTTAGAATGCTGCGGCAGGCTGCACTATGGCCCTGATGGACCCGCAGTTCCCTCACCCGTCGCCGCCGCGCCGCCTCCTCGAGGTGCACGAAGTCGCGTACGTGCTCAAATGCAGCCAGGAAACCGTCCGCCGGCTGATTCGCAATGAGGAACTCCCGGCCAGTCGTCCGTTCGGCCGATCGTTGCGGGTGAAGGCCCAAGACCTGGATGCCTTGATCGACGCGCGGCGGGTGAACGGGGTGACGCCGAGCGGGTGATGCCGGAGCCTCGCGGCCGGCGACCGCACACCGCGGAGCTGCCGCTGCCGCCATCGTTCACCCGTCGTCGACGTCGGTGGATCCATCAGCCGGCCGGCACGAAAGGACCGCAGACCATGGGACAAGCACTCGATCGTGACGGCAATGTGCTCGGCGAGGCGGACGGCGATACCAAACGCGAGGTGTTCGAGAAGCTCAACGCCGCGCACAAGGACGCCGCCGAAATTCGCATCAAGGAGCGGCTACAGGAGCAGGTCCCGCGTCGAGCGCGACTCGACCGACTCACCGCCGCCGAGCGTGCGATCTTCGACGCGGTGCAAGCGGTCGAAACCCTCCCGGCCGATGTGCGGCTCACCGATGCCGTCGTGCTGCTTCAAGCGGCGCGCGAGAGTGTCGCGGACTTCGTGGACGGCATCGATCAACGGCGCGTCCTCTCCCTTCAGGCGTGATGGCGGCGTTGCTCGGGCAGGCCTTCGTCGGACGCGAGCACTTCCCGTTCGTGGTGCGCTGGCAGATCGTTCGGCATCGCCGCGCCTGGTGCTCGTGGCGTGACGTGCGTGACGATCTCCGGTACCTGTTCAAGGGCTGAATGCGCTGCTTCACCGACGAGGACCTGCGGCGTGGGATCGCAGCCGTCATCGGGTACAACTACGGCGTCGCGACCGAGGCCGACGTGCTCGCGATCTTCGTCGCGGCCGCGCACTCGACCGTCCCCCTCGCGCCGGACCCGGCCCCCTGGCCCTTCCAGCATCCGCGGCACTGCGCGATCTGCGATCGACCGGTGACGGATGCGACGGGACGCGCGCGGGTGCAGATCCTGATCACGGAAGGTGCGTGGCGGTGTGCGACGTGTCTCTGACGGCGGCGGAGCTGCTGGCGGAGATCCGGCGCCTCTATCGGCAGCTGCGTACGTTGCCCTGTTTCGATCGCCCAGAGAGCGGCGGCAAGGGGCGACGCGGCAGTGCGGAATACCTCGCGCTCGAAACGGAGATTCGCACGTTGGCGGACCGCTACTCGAAAATCTCCGGCGCGGGTTCAGGATCCGCGAGCCACGCCTCGACTTCGGCCGCCGAGCCCCACGCCGTCGCCGGGACGTAGTTGTTCAAGAAGAGCACGATCGCGACGAGGTAGGGACCGTTGAACGGGTCCGCACGCGTGCGCAGGCCTGCCGCAGGTTGTTCTCGAGCACGGCCTGTAGGAAGCCACCGGTCGGCCGACGCTCGGCGAAATACTCGACCAGACCGGCGTGTAGGCTCAGCGGGACATCAGACTCCAGCAGGCGCTGCCGCAGGTGCGCGCGATAGTCCATCGTCACCGGTCCAGCGCTGCCCGCGCCTTCGCTATCAGATCGAAGTACACTGCGCGTCGAGGCGCTTGCCGAGCGCGCCGTCGACACTCCACGCGCCCGTGCCGGACCCGCCGGTCAGCCCGCGCCGGCGTGCGACCTCTTCGATGGTGCCGTCGTAGCGCAATACCGACTGCGCGAGCTCGCGGAGCTGCGCCTCGAGCTTGCTGACATGGGCCACGATCGGATGCGGGGCACCCGACGGCTCGGGGAGATCATCATGGTCCTTATCACCGTCGCTTATCATCAGAGCGCCTCCGGGTCCTTCGTCGGTAAGCGCTGAAGGCGACGCATCGCGCACCGCCAGCAGACCTTGACCGGCGCTCGTGGTGCGTGGGGCCGATGCACGATCGCGCAGGCGCAGTCGTGACACCAGGTCAGCAGGTCCTCGTCGGGAAACGCCGCCGGGGGATACCCACACACGACCATCTCCACGCGCTCGGCGGCCTCGGCGCTGATCAGGTCCGTCGCGATCCCGGCGATGACCTGCCCAGTTCGGCTGACCGGCTGGACGTCGATACCCTTCGCGCGGAGATCATCCAAGACAGCTTGCGTGACGGCGACTTTGTCCATTTCAGAGCGCCTCCGGGTCCTTCCGCTGACTCTTCACTTCGGGACCACCCTCGGCTCCGCACGCACACGGCGGTCGGTCGCCCGCAGCGCGTCTTCGAGAATCTCCACGACCGCGTCGATGTCCCGCGGTGATGAGAGCGCGTCATCGAGCGCGGCCTGGCACGCGACCCGCAGCGCCTCGTAGTCCGCTTGGAGATCGAGGTCACGCCGCAATCTTTCCAATCGGGGGACGGCCGGGACGGAGAGGGTATCCGGACGCGGCCAGGGATTCGACGGTGGAACCGCACCGGGCCAGTCGTGAGCCGGGGGCGCCAGCGCGGCGAGAAGCGCGTCCAGTTCATCGGCGCATTGCGTTAACGCCGCGGCGAATCCGCGCGCCCAGGCGTCCGACTGGTCCTCGGTCGCAATCACCCGCCATTGCTCCAGCAGGCGGCGGATCTCGGCGCTCATGCGATCCTCGTCAGCCATTCAGAGCGCCTCCAGGTCCTTCCGCCGCACGACGACAGAGCGATCCCGTTCCGCGTGCAGACAGCCGTCCTTGATCTGCCGCCGCACGTACGCCTGCGACCGGCCGAGGATCAGCGCCGCGGTCGGGATGTCCACCCAGGGCGTTTCCGCCACTGATGTCTGAGACGTCTCAGACATCACGCGCATCGCCGCCGTGAGCAGGAGGAGGACATCGTCCCCAGGAATACTTTTCATTCCGGGGTCGGCCGGCACGCGCGCGAGGGCCTCGACAGGGTCCGGATGGGGTCTCCCGTTCCCGTTCGACGGCACCGCGGGCGGACCCGGCACCAGAAACGGCGGCAACGGGCCTTCCCGCTTCGCTACGGCGAGTCGGGCGACGTCGTCGGGGTGATAGACCACCCGTTTCGGGCCGCGTCGTGCGGGCTGCCAGCGCGCCTGCTGGATCTGGCCGGCGCTGGCGAACCGCTCGATGGACTTCGGCGTCACGCCGATCGCGGCGGCCGCCTGGTCCTTCGTCAGCCAGGTCGAGTAGTCGATGTCTGAGACATCGCTCATGTCTGAGACCTCTGCGACGTCTGAGACGTTCCACGGGGAACAGCAGACGAGGACGACGACGAGGATGCGCGCGTGGCCACGACGGGCTACTCCCCGGCCAGCCGTACCGCAGCGTCGGGCTCGGGTGCTCCGAGCGCCTGCGCCGGAAAGAGCGTCTGCGCGAACGCGTACTGTTTCCCGAGCGCCTCGACCGCAAACGGACCATCGCGCTTTGCGGCCTCCAACAGGATCGGCAGGCCGCCGCTGACCGACGCCTCGACTTCGTCGCGCGACGCGGCGCGGCCTTCCGCCCACCACGCGGTCCGCTCCGGTTTGCCGACCTGGATCAGCGGCTTGCCGCGGCCGTCGTTGAAGATCTCGTACTCGCGCGTCACCCACACGCAGATCACGCCGGGGTTGCGCATGATCCCGTGACCGGCGGGCGCCTGCACGGCGTCGGGCATGTGGTCCTCGCGACGGACGGCGCGCGGTTGCGACAAGAACGGGCAGTTGCGCACCGACCACTCCGCGCACTCGACATGGCTCGGCGGCTCGGCGGTCGTGCGCGTGATCGCGCACATCGGGCCGATCGGAAACGCCAGCCAGCGCCCGAGCATCTCGCCGCAGACCCAGCAGAGGCGTTCCTTCACCGCCCGTTGAAACTTGCGGGCGTCCATCGCGCGAAACTCGGGGACCGTCTCCGGCCCGTCGGGCCCGTCGACCCACGCGACGAACCACGGCACCGGATAGCCGCGCGCATCGAGCGGTAACTTCCGCAGACGGAGCGGCAGCGATTCCAGGTCGGGGCGCAGTGGCGTGCTCATCTCCAAACCTCCCCAGTGGGTGGACGCGGTACGGGAGGACGTGGCGTCCTCCATCGTCCCCAGTTCGCGCATAAGACTCTTCGTCGTCGTCGTCATTCCGTTACGCCCTGCACCTTCGATCGACTGACGGGCCCGATGATCACCCACCGGTCTGGCCACAACGCTTTGACCCGCGCCCGGTAGTCGTCCGGGCCACACGCCTGTAACCGGATCACCGTCCGTCGGCCGACGGCGTCGTATTCGTCGGTGCCCATCCAGACGGTCGCGAGATACCAGGCGGTGATGGACTCGGTCATCCGACTCTCGCGCGGAGGTGCTGGGCGATCCGGCCGACGCACGCGCCGTAGCCGTCGGTGCAGCGCGGATCGTGGGGGCAGCCGTTGTAGACGTTGGTGCGCAGCCGCTTCGCCTCGTCGATTTCGCGCGCCGTGAACGGCCGCTCCCTCGGCGCGGTAGCCGTCGCGGGCTCGACCCACGCGCCGAACTGCGCTTTCCAATAGGCGTAGGCATCGGGGACGGACGTCGTCGCCGGCAGCGTCGCCTGGTCGGCGGCATAGAACGCGATCAGTCGACCAGCTTTCTCGCTGCGGGTCTCGCCGGGTTTCGCGCCGAGCCGATCGAGCAATTCGAAATGGAGATCGCGGGGGACGTGTATGCGGCCCTCGCACCAGGCGTGCCGATGCGGATGCGCGCAGCGCGGCGGCGGCGGTTGACCGAGCAGTGCCAGTTCCGGGTCCGGCGGCGCGTCCTCGCGCGCGCGCGGTGTGTGTGTGTACGTACGTTCTTGATCAAGATCCGGAGTACCGGTTGGGGTCTCAAATTGAGACTCAAATTCCGAATCTAGGGTCTCAATTTGAGACTCAGATCTAGTTTGAGTCTCATCGTGAGACTCAAATTCAGGTGAGGCGAGTAGCGGGCTCAGACTCACTTGCTGCTCCTTTGGTGGACCGGTCGCGAGTTGGTCGGGACAGATGTCGTAGGTCGTCGAGTGCCGATGCCGGCGCGACGTCGCGACAATCAAGGGACCGCCAGGACGCCGCGGATTCTCGAGCCGGGCGAGCGTCCGGGCGACCGTGGCGCGTGAGAGCCCCGCGCGCGCGACCAAGGTCTCCCATTTCGGATAGCACGTCTTCCCGGTCTCCCAGTCCCCCGCCGATGCGAGCGCGAGTAGCACCTTCGTTTCCGCAGCGGTCAGCCACGCACTCGTCCAGGTGATGCGAAGCGCGATCGACGGCTTGTCGCTGCTCATCGTCGCTAGTCGAGCGAAGCGAAAGCCGACGCCGCGAGAGCGCAGCAAATCCGGACGAAAAATAAAGTAGTAAGAGAGGCCCGGCGAGGCCTTTTCTCATAGGAGAAACCGAGATATTCTGAATGCGCCAACGGAACCTCCTGCGCTGCGATTGGGGGTTCTTCTCAGTGGTCTGATTCCGCGTTCGTGACGACGTGGTTGCCGGCCAAAGCAAAAGTCGTTACGAGCGCGGGATCGGGTTCTAACTCAGTTCGAACTTCCCTTCTTACTTTCAGGCCGTCACCTACTGCGCGATCTTCGCGAGCCCCGCGCGCCCGTTTCGACAGCGACTCGCGAGCTTCACCAAGAGGTCATGCGCGAGTGGACCCGCCTCGCGCTCGATGACGATGGCCAGCGCCAGCATCTCCCGCTCGCCAGGTACGACCGTGCCGGCATCAATGGCTGCACACAACTCATCGACGAGGGTCCGGGCGCGTACGATGTTCAGCAGGGTCATCGCGCCGTCCTCACAGCCCATCGACATCGTCGGCCTCGGGCTGCTCTGTGTCTTCGCCTTCGTCGCCGTCGGGCGCATCACCCGTGATCGCTTCCGTGATCGCATCGGTCGCCGCGTTGTCGGTCAGTTCGTCGTCGTCCTGTTCGTCGTCGATCACACTCGGCGGCGGCGCCAGGTGGTCCGCGTCAACGTGCGCGAAGCGTTTCCCGAGATCCCACGCCGTGATCCGTCCGCTCATCGGCCTTTCGTCCTCGACCTCGACGAGCGTCAACGTCATGCCGCGGCCCGCCGAGATCTCCGATCGCTTACCACAGGTCGTGCACTCGAGCAGATAACTGTCGGCGCCGTCCGGCATCGCGAAAAACGACCGGCCTTCACAGACGGCGCAGACGAGCGTCACTTCGTTGACCTTCATCGGCCTTCCTCCTGACGCGACGTCCCGGGTGGAATGTCGCCGGTGCGCTTGTAACGACGACTGTGCAACCACTGCGGGCTGACTTGGTCGGCGGTCGACCGGTGGCGCCAGACGTAGCCGCAGATGCCGGCGAGCAGCAGCAACCACCCGCCGATGAAGAACAGCAGGAACATCACAACACCAGGCGCGCCGGGTAGCTGGCGTCGATCATCGCGCTCGGCGCCCGCTGCTCTTCGAGCTCGCGCGCGAAGCACGCCAGCGTCGACTCGTCCGCGTCCTTCGGGACCGCGATCCGCGTGATGAAGCAATGCACCGGGATGCCGCTCTCGGTCGTGCCTTCCCAAATGCGCGCCGGCACGCCGTTCAGGTCGACGATCTTCGTCGTGTTCTCGATCGTGATCTTCATTGCGCTCTCCCTCATCGGTCGAACTGCGGATCCTCGCCGCGCGCCATCACTTCGAGCACCGTCGGACAGTCGCGGAAATATTCGCGTGCGGCGCCCTCGATGCCGGCGATGGTCTCGTGGTTGGAGGGGGCGAGCGTCGGATGGCGCCCGGCGAGCTGCACCAAGCCGACGAGGCGAAAGAAGTCCATCGGCTCGAGCATCAGGATCGCGTGGCCCTGCACGTCGGCGATCGCACGAATCTCCTCGACCATGAGCGCGACGAGCTGCTCGTCGGTGAGGGTTGACGCGATCGGTGTGCCGGCCGGGTCGACCAGGCCCATCACACATCCTCCAGGAGCACGATCGTCACCTTGGGTTCGCCGACGACGCGCGGCCGATCGACGACCTGCAGGATCTCGTGGAGCCGCCGCAGGCCCGCCTCGAGCGCTTCTTTGTGGATCATCGAGAGCGGGACCGCACCGCCCCACGTCTCCGTCAGTGGGATGTCGAGCAGGACCTGGATGCGGGCGGAGGCTTTCATCGTGCGAGCACGGCCTCGGCGAGGCTCGCGATCACCGCCCGCGCGTCGCAGGGCACGCAGCGGCCGGCGCTCGGATGATCGGTCAGCCAGGCCTCGCAAGGATTGTCTGGACGCCGGCAGAGTTCGCTGGCGACGAGGCGCAGCACGCGCAGCGCGTCGTCGCGCTGATCGCGGAGCTGATGCGCCGTACCTGTAATTGCGTCCGACAGCTCGCGCTGCGCGTCGAGTTCGCGGCACCGCTGGTCGTACGCGTCCTCGAGCCAGAACGGTGAGACGTCACCGACGCGCGGCGCGAGGGTCAGCTTCGACCAGATCTCCGCTTCATGGCTCCAATCGAGGACGTGCGGGATACCCGCTTTCGCGAGATGACGCGTCGACGGCTGCATCGCGCGCACGGTGGCAGCCATCGCTAGCACCGCCGATCGGCGCCCGTCCTCATCGGAGCTCCCGTAGAGGTCGATGAGGTGGAAGAACGCCTGCAGCGCGCGCGCGTCCTGTCCGGTCAGCGGCGCGAGTCCGTACTTGTCGCCGGTTTCCCGGAGAACGCGATCGCGGATCCACTTCGGCCCCGACTGACAGAACGGTTTCTCTCTCGGCACCCGGTTCCCCTCAGTAAAGTTGCATTTTCAAACTGCAGTTTCCGGCTCCGCCTCAGCTTCGCCGCACGTGACCGTCAGGATCGGCTTCCCGGCGCCGTCGGTGCCGCCACGCTCGAGGATGAGAATCCGTCGCGCGTCCGTGCCGTTGATCACCAAGGTGGTCTCGTCGCGCCAGTGGACAATCGCGGGCACGCCGTTGATCGACACGCCGGCGCGATCGCCGACGCGAAACAGCGCGGCCAGGTGGAGGACCAGCATCAGGTGATCTCCTGCCTCGACGCGTCTGAGCGGATCGATCGGTCCCAGCCAGCATCCGGGCGGGGACCCCGGTTTCCCAGCAGCTGCTCCGATCGAGTCCGCCCAGATTTCTGACTCTGCTCAGCCATGGACCATCTCGTACGTGAGGTCCCGGACCGCCGGCACGTCCTGCTGCTCCACAAACTTCCACCCGTGACAGTTGACGTCGCCGCAGCGGCAGGGCGCGACGTCGTACGGCGGCCGAACGTAGACGACGAGAGGCCCCTGCCCGCCGTGGCGCCCGTGATGGCCGCGCGCGAACGCGTCGAATTCCGCCCGCGTCATCAGCGCTTGGTGCGGCATCGTCGGCCTCGCTGCTTACCATAGCCGCCGTTATCTGACCCACTGCTTTTCCGGCGCAATCGCATGCGATCTACTTGACCTTTCTCAAGCGTCGGCGCCCGGGCGACGATCCGCAGCGTCGGGCTGAAGAACGACAACTGCCGAGGCCCGCCACGCGGCCCGAACTTCTTCGGCCGCAAGCGTTTGACGCTGCGCAACCGGGCCTCCGTGCGGCGTTCCGCCAGCCGTAACACGTCGCCTTTCTGGAACAGGCGCCAGCCGCCCACGGTCCGCGCCGCGTGCAGGTAGGCTTCCCGCTCCAGATAACGGACCCCTTCGTCGGTCACCCCCAAGGCACGGGCGACGTCGCCCGTGGTGAACTGCTCTGCTAAAATATGCGTGCGCTGCATGGCAAAGGCCTCCCACATGGGCCGAAGTCATGTGTCCTGGGGCAGAGGCCGTTTGGTGTTGATAGCCCTGACGGCCCTCTGCCCGCTTCCATCCTCCTAGTTCACGCTCACCCCCGAGACGGTCACGCGCGCGTTCATGCGACGTCCTCGGCCTCGTCGAGCTCGTCGACGGCGCGGCGCAAGTTCCGCATCGCCGCCCGGCGTCGCGCTTTCGGATCGCTGTGGCCGAAATGCTCCGCGAGCGCGCGGCACACCGCCGCCTTCGCCGCCAGGTCGCACAATTCCAATCGTTCGAACTTGAATTTGCCGCTGTCGAGGTCCCGACAGAGCTGCCCCTGATCCATCTGGCCCATGTAGTAGGCCGCGGCTTTGAAGCTCCCGTAGTGCCTCAACAACGCGTCTTTCACGATCATGGTCATCGCGATTGACTGCGGTTGACCGCCATAGCCGCTCAGTTCAGCAGCGTCAACACGCTTGATCTCCATGGGCGGAAGCGGGGTTTGTAGGCTCTTAGCCATGGGCCGCCGCTTCGAACCGGGACCGACAGGCAGGACACATGCCGTGCGAGATGGGCGCGGCCAGAGAGCCGGCCTGAAGGACGCGCTGGCACCAACCGCAAACGATCCGGAGAGTGACGTCAGGCGGCGTCATGACGCCCGCCGAAGGGATTCGGCGCCGCCGCGATCGAGGAACTCCTGGACGAGGCGCCCGCTCCACCGTTTCGAGCCCATCGGCTTGCCGAGCTCGAAGCGGCGCAGCTTCCCGGCCTTCTTCCAGTCGTAGATGGTGTTGAGCGACACGCCGAACGCGCGCACGAGATTGTGCGCGT